ACAGACTTATTACAATTAGTATTAATAACAGTGATCGGTGCTTATTTTGGCGGTAGATCACTAGAAAAAGTAAAAAAATAATGGGACAAAATTCAACAGAAGTAGCATATGGCTTTGGCCAGCTTGGTAGCGCATATAGTGATGTTGCACAAACAATAGTACCTCCAAAAGATCATGTTATAGTAGCTATTCAATTTTTAGCTGATAACACACCAACAGTATTAACACCAGAAAAATTAGATAGAAATGGACCTGGTTATTTTGCTATATCTGGATCAACTACAGATGATATTGAGGTAGCGGATAATAATTATTTTAATTTTAACGGCGTGCATGCTAGCCACGTTACAAATGGTACTATAGCAGCCGGTAGTAATGTAACTTTAGCAACATCAGGCGCTGGTAGAGTAAAAGTTGGGCAATATGTATTATTAGTAAATGATGATGCCGATGAATCTGGTGCTACAGAGCAAACTATAGATGCTGAAACTCCAGTGCCAATATACAAAGGCCCAAATAAGCAAGGTGTTAAAGTTACTAGCTTTAATGGTACAACTACAGTAACTTTAGACGCGCAAATAACACCAAGTTCTCAAGCATTAATCTTCCTTGATGAATATCATGGAGCTGGTGGTTTAACAGCTGCCTCACAAGTGTTTCCAAAAGGACTAACAATATACGGTAGATGGACTGCGTTTCAACCTTCTGCTGCTGGTGTAATCTGTTACTTCGGTAAATAATGTTAGGATTAGGCGCAACGCTCTTTATAAGTGACAATAATTATTCAAAAGCTTTTGAAGATATATATTCTTTGTCTTTTAACGGTAGCACAGAATACGCTGTAATTCCAGCAGAGGTAGATATAGATGTGGATTCAGGTACTTTATCTTTTTGGGTAAAGCTTGATACAGGTGGAACTAATATGCAGCTTTTCAAAGCTAGTGTAAACAGCAATAACAACATACAAATTTATCATAAGAATAGTGATAACACTTTACATTTTGTTTATAAAGCAGGTGGATCTACAAAAGAAGTTTCAATAGCTTTCAACAACGAAGGAGATGATACTTGGAGACATCTAGCTATGACTTGGGACACAACAGCTGATGAATTAAAAGCATATGTAAACGGGACTCAAGTTGGTTCTACTATTGGTAGTTTAGGTACTTGGTCAGGAACTATAGATAATGTATACGTGGCAAGAAACTCTACAGCTTCAAACTCTTTTTACGCTGGTCATGTTAATGATTTATCTTTATTTAATACAGTAGAAAGACCATCTACTATTTATAACTCAGGTGTACCTAACGATTTAATATCAATAAGTGGATTAATTGGTTATTGGAAAATGGAAGAAGGTACAGGTACAACCGTAGCTGATTCTTCTAGATTTAATAATACCATGACACTATTTAACACTCCTACTTGGACAACCGACGTACCTTAAATATGAAAAAATATATAATATTAAATGTTAGTGAATTAGATGATTTAAACTTTAACGAACTAACTACAACATCAAAAAATACAGCTAGAAAAAATGTAGCTGAAGACAAGGCAATAGTTTCCTATGAAGGAACAAAACCAGATAGTCTTTCTAGCAAAAAAGAATATACCATAGAAGAATTAAAAACTATTATTGATAATATTAATAATGGTTGGTATGAAGAAGAATAACAAACAATAATAATTAAATTAAATAAAATGGCAAAAAACACAAGTAAAAAAATCAAAGAATTAAAAGGTATAAAACCTGAAAATATAAACGAACAACAATTAGCTGCTATGCAAGCTTCTGTTAGAACTGTTGATCAATTAACTTCTGAAGTTGGAAGTATAGAGGTTAGAAAACATGCTTTAATGAAAGCTATGGAGCAAGTTCAACAAAGAATAGAGCAATTACGTATAAAGCTAAAAGAAGAATATGGTACTGATAATATCAATATAGCTGACGGTAAAATAAATTATCCAGAAAATACAGAACAAAATGGCGAAGTTAATAAGAAAGATTAGTGTAGGTAAAGACTACAAAAACGACGCTATGCACTATGCTGTTGGGCAAGAAGTTTATGGAGGTCATACTATTTGTGATATATTAGAAGAAGAAGATAAGTTTTCTATTTATATTAGAAAAAACAAAGATGTTTTGCCTTGGAAAGACTTTAATAAAAACATGGCAGTATCTGTAGAGTATAATCTAGAGTACTAATGAAAAGTGTTTACAACTTTGTTGTAACACCAAAAGGGGAAAGATATAATAATAAAAAACAAATTGGTGATTCTGAGTTAATATTAAATACTGATATTTATAGACACGAATTTACAAATAGAGAAGCTATTGTTATGTCAACGCCAATAATTGGTGATACAGATATAAAACCTGGAGATACCGTTTTAACTCATCATAATGTTTTTCGTAGATGGTATGATATAAAAGGTGTAGAAAAAAATAGTAGAAGTTTTTTTAATGAATCTACTTATTTTATAAACCACGATCAAATATTTTTATATAAAAGAGATAACGAGTGGATAACACCAAAGGGATATTGTTTTGTAAAACCTTTACAAGCTGTAGACAACTTTAACATAAAGAACGAAAAACCAACTCAAGGTATAGTTAAATATTCAGACGGTACAGTTGAAGTTGGAGATCTTATAGGTTATAGACCAAAAACAGAATGTGAGTTTATTGTTGATGGTGAAAGACTATATAGAGTTTTATCAAATTTTATTACAATTAAATATGAATATCAAGGAGACGAAAAAGAGTATAATCCAAGCTGGGCGAAAAGCAGTTAATGAATTAATTAAAGTAGCTGAAGAAAAGATTATTACAAACACAGAAGATGATGTGTCAGCTGATAGATTAAAAAATGCCGCAGCTACTAAAAAACTAGCTATATTTGACGCATTTGAAATACTTAACAGAATTCAAGAAGAAGAGAACTTGCTCGAGGGTAAAGCACCTGAAGAGAGAAAGGAAAAAGTCTTTAAAGGATTCGCAGAAGGTAGATCTAAGTAATGTACGAGCAAAGTTTAGTTAAAATAATAGAACCTATAAAAAAGACTACTATAAGTCGTCTTAATAAAGGTAAGAAATGGAAGTATGGATATAACAAAGAACACGATGTTATTGTTATATCTAAAACAGGTAAAATAGGAGAAATATATGAAATCCAAAATCTTAAAATTGCTTTACCATCTGTGCCCGT